TCATGATACATAATAAAAGAATGTAAACACACTAGTTTTTCGGTCAAATACAATCTTTTTAAGAACCCGTCTCAAAGCATTCCCTTTATCTTCGTTGCTTACGTTTGGATCCAGAACGAAATCATAAATGGTGGCGATTTCAGCCAAAAGTTTTTGCTTATGAGCAATTTGATTGGAAAAGTCAGGCTGTTCTTGATGCAGACGTTCCAAACTGGTTAATAAGCTTTTACGTTCGGCTTGCAACCGACATTTATTGTCTTTATATTCTTCCAGAGTATCAACTTCATTTTCATACGCTTCTTTGATTCTCCGTTCTTTTGTCTCTAAACGGGTAAGAGCTTCCTGTATCAGAGCCTCTTCACTCTGATTTTGGATATCAGCAGAAGGAACATATTCATAGTTGATAGACTGCGTATCGATTGCAGATTTTAATGAATCCAACACAGCTTTTTCGGCGATTCGTGCAGATACGCTGCAAGAATCTGGGTGGAATCCTTTTGAGTATCTCCAGCATTGGAAAAAGTCAGGCCGCTTTTTCTGATCTTTGGATCGACAGAAGCCAAGACTTGAACCACAGGTTCCACACTTTAAAAGACCAGATAACCAATGGGCAGTGGAGGAAGCTTCTCGCCGCTGTTTGGGGTGATATTCTGCATTTATCCGTTCCTGAACGGAATCAAAAATAGAGGCTACAGAGGGAATCAATTCGTGGGATCCGGTAAATTTGATTCCGTTCCAGCACACCTCACCTTTATAAAAGGGGTTGGTGAGGATTCCGTGTACTGTACGTCTCCCAAATGCGTTTCCACGGCGGGTAACATGACCTTGTTTGTTTAGGTTGCGGGCAATGTAAGTCATATCTTTACCCTGATTATAAGATTGGAAGATATACTCCACCAGAGGAACGGCCTTTGGGTCTAAAACAAAAGGCTTTCCTTCGCCAATGGCCTGGTAGCCTAGACAGGGAGTGGCCTGATATCCAGAGCGGAGCGCTTTTTCTGTCATACCGCGCAGGACTTCTCCAGAAAGGTTGTAAGAATAATATTCATCGAACCATTCAATGATGGTTTCAATCAGACGTCCGAACATACCCTCCATGATGGGTTCGGAGACACTTTTAATCTCCACACCGCATTTTTTGCGCAGGATGCCTTTGTAAAAGGTACTTTCTTCCTGATTCCGTGCAAAACGTGAGAACTTCCACAGATACAGACGTTTAAAAGGCGAAGGCTTCTGTGACTTAGCTGTAGCGATCATTTTTTGAAATTCCGGACGGTTACTGGCTTTTCTTCCGGATATGCCTTTGTGCTCGATAAAAATATACTCAGTGGGTATAAAAAAACCATCTTTTTTAGCCTCTTCCTGAATTACACGCACTTGTGCATCAGGTGACAGCTCTGTCTGATCATCTGTACTTACACGGATGTAAGCAGCTCCGATTTCTAAGAAAGATTCAGTGCTTTTGATAGTCATAATATTGCCTCCTGATTAAAATGTATTAAAAATGGGTATAAAAAATACACCTCTTGTGCAGGTGCTACGGAAATGGTATAATCGGGAGTGGTAGTGGATTATATCTTTCAGTATACCTGATAAGAGTAATCTATATTAAAGCGGTTCCTGTTGGCGCAGGGATCGCTTTTGTTTTCATAGTTAATTTTTGCTTTCTAGTTGTTGAACTTCTTTAGAATATTGATCAACTAATTTTAAAAACTCAAAATACCAATCAGGCACTTTATACTTTCTGGCTTTGTATGGAATGCATCGTTCGCATGGAGCATATTTCTGCGCAGCAATAAAAAGGTGAATAGGTTTTGTTGCTTCAGAACAACCAAACTGTCGATGATAACATTTACCGTTGCGAGAAATATAAACCCGCATATGTTTTTCTACAGTGGGCTGGACATAATAATGAGGTAAATAATTGCTGTCAAATGTAACCCCGCTTGGTACCCCGGCTTCATATAAAAGTTCCTTGGGGAAAGGGAGTGCATCAACCGTAAGTGTTTGTAATTGATTTTGAAAAAATTGATTTTGTTCTTCCTGTTGAGTTAAAGCACATACTACTTTTTGAGTTGCATTTTGAGCCTTTGCAAGATCAGTTTTTAAAATATCAATTTGAAGTTGTAAGGATTCTATTTCATGGATTTTTACAAGTTTTTCATACTCCACGGAATGTAAGTAATCCTTTGTATTTTTTAATTCTTGTTGTAAAGCAGAAATCTCAGTTCTTAATTCATTAGAAGTTTGAATTAATTCGTTTTTTTCGGATTCCATTTGATTAATCTTCTGAACCCAGTTAGTGCTTTTTAAAGCAGTGTACTCAGATTCAATGTCCTCTTTTTCTTTGCACACTACAGATAATTGCAAAGAATGCTTTTTATTACTCTTAAATAAGTAATAAAGAATAAGAAAAATGAGGATACTAAGCACACATACCAATATTTTAAATCCGAATAGTTGATTTTTATTATTTGTCCATTCAATTTTACTGGGAGAAGAATTTGCGGTTTCTTTGTAAGAAAGAGATTCTGCCGGTGGAGCAGAGTTTTCAGATGAAACTACATCTTTGGATTGAGTGGGCATATATGGACAGATGCCATTAGGATGCAAGTGGGCTGGTTTACCGTGATGATAATGATAGCTTCCAGTATTGTGATCATAATGACCGCCGTGCGAATCTGTTCGTCCGGGATGCCCAAATACATTATATGGAACAAATAATAAAATACAGGAAACGAAATAAATTAACATTAGATATCGTTTATGTCTCATAGCATTTACCTATATTATACTGGATTGTTATTTATCTTTTTTGTTTATAATATCGTTATAGGCACTAAAAAAGTGTAACAATAGTAAACTCCTTTTGTAAATGTAATGAAAGGAGTAATTGATTGACAGGCACGATTAGCTATAATTTATACGTATTACGGGTGGAGAGAAAGTTATCTATTAGAAAACTTTCAGAGTTATCCGGAATAAGTAAATCACAGATTAATAATATCGAGAATGGGAAACAAAATCCCACTGTATATACATTATGCTGTCTAGCAGAGGCATTAAATGTATCACCGTATGATCTGTTTACTTACTGTCCATCATAGTGGACAAATCTTCCTAAATCCACACAAAGTCTATGCCGCACTGTATAATTGTATTAACAGCCAACTAACTGTAGAGAAAGGAAGGTACATATGATGAACACGAATCATGTCAAACAATTTCTTGTCCAAAACATAATGAGCATGGATCAGTCAGATACCTTATTTCTTCAACAGCTATTTACGCTGTTGAAACGGTATCTGGAGAGAAGAGGGCATTAGCCCTCTTTTTTTTGGGCTAAATCTTTCAAAATATTATCAGCAAGCTCATTAATTGCCTGTTTTGATTTAGGGCTTAGTGCTTGGTAACCTTTCATGATTTCGATGATAACATCATAAAAAAAGTCTTTATTTGGATCTAACATGGAAGCAACCAATGCGGCAGTTTCGTCTTCCTCTGGAAGCTCTAAGAACATAGGACCATTACCGGAAACAAGCCATGATTCATTTACTGTTTTACCGCCCCAATTTTCAAAGCAAATTAATTTAATACTTCTTTCAGAGAGGTTTTTTCTCCCGTTTTCGATATCTGATATGTGCCCTTGAGTTGTAGAAATTTTTCGAGCAAAATCCCCCTGCTTTATATTGAGCGCTTTACGTAACGCTTTGAGACGTTCCCCTTGATTCATATATACACCTCCTTGTATTGTCATAATAGCATACAAAATATCACTTTGCAACAAAAAATAAATAAATATATTGACATGAATTAATCTATGCGATATTATAAAATCACAAAGCAACAAAAATGAAAGGAGTAATGTATATGGAACAGAAGAAAAACGATATGATCGTGGAAATGGTAGAGAAACTTCGCCAGATGGATAACAGCAGTTTGGTAATTATGAAGGCATCTGTAGATGTCCTGGCAGCAAAGGAGCGCCTGGACAAAGAAGAGGCGAAAACGGCATAGAGCCAAGCAACAAGTACATGCTCTAATGCATAAAGATGTTAAGAAAGGAGGCGTTGGATGAAGAAAGAGTACACAATAGTCAATCTGGTAGAGATTGACGGTAAAGTTTTAAATTTAGAAGAACTTCCACCAGAACAGCGAAAGCAGCTGGCGTTGAAGTGGCAGGATAAGATCATGCAGCCTGCGGGATACATAAGAAAGACCGCCTAAGAGCGGCCTGGTGGACAAGTTAAGAAAAGGAAGGAATGTAAAGATGGATACAGATTACTATAGACGGCTCTTCCATGGAGCAAAGGAAGCATGTGAGGATTGGAAATATCGCTGCTGGATCATGGAGGCAATCGCGCTTCTTTCCATACTTTGTAACATTTGGCAAGCATGCAGATGAGGAAGTGGAATAAATGCCGCAAATGTGGCTGCTTTCTGGATCCGGGAGAAGGAAGTATCTGCGATGATTGCAGAAGAGCGCAAGAAAAGGTAAAGATAGTACCGACCATTCAGGAGCATGGCGGACAGTACCGGTTGTTTTTGAAACCAGATAAAAAAGAATAAAGCCCTGGTATGGGATTGGAGAACCGGGGCTTTACTCAATATCAAAAATCATGCAAGGAGATTATACCATCCAAAGAGCTGGATGCGCAAGTGAAATATGAAAAAAGGAATAATTACTGAATATAACGAATATTGCCTGTTTTGCGGCAGGCCAGTTGAAGCAAAGCATCACCTGATCGGAGGACCGAACAGGAAAAGGCAGAGGAAGACGGACTGAAAATCCCGTGCTGTAATAACTGCCATAACATAGGAGATGTGCTTACGCGGATCCATGGAAATCCAATGGCAGAGATGATGTCCAAGATGATGGGACAACTTGCCTGGGAGAAACATGCGGTTGCAGGCGGAAAAACAGAAAAAGAAGCCAGGGAAGCATTTCGTAGCAGATACGGGATCAGCTACCTGTAGGAGACTATATGGAAGATCATAAGGTTAGAGCAGAATATAGAGAAAAAGGCAGAAAAAGAAAAGAAGCGGAACTGATAGACATGGAAAAGCACCCATCACCGATGAGTGAAAGCTTCAGAAGACCGACATACGCTGGAACGGCGCTGTGTCCGGATCCAACCCGTAGAGGGAAACAGTTGGTATCTCGTCCTGAAAAGGACTGATACATATAGAAACTTGTGGTCAGCAGAATATGTCACTACCCAATCTATTATACCCAGTATACTACTGACCGAAAGGGCCGGGAACCTATCAAATGTCCTCCAAATCCCGGCCCGAAAGGAGGGACCATGTACAACATGGATATTAAAACAAGAGGAAGGAAATACAAATGAATATAAAAAGAGATAAAACATATCAGGCTAGGATGGACGGCCTCAAATATGCCCTGGAAATAGTAGAAAGGGGCGGGATAGAAGAATTAAAGAAGGAGATCAGGGTTAGAAATGCCCATTTCATTCCGCTGGAAGTATCAGCAAAAAAGGCGAATGAGATAAGCCAGGTCTTGGCAAACCGAATATTGGCGACATTCACCCCAACGGTGATGTTTTCGCTAAATCAGGAGTTCCACTTTGGAAAGGACAGGCTGCTGCGATGGAAGGATGCATTCATCAATCTGTGTGACATGATGGATGCAATAGATCCGTTTGGCTGCCAGTATGAAACAGCCAGGGACTATGCGGAAGTTTTAAAGCAGAAATATGGTATTGAGTTTGACTGGGACAGTATCGATGAAATTATCGGTCTGAACCAGAAAAAGCGGGGGCAGCTGTGTGATATTGATTATGTTATCAGCTTTCTGGAAGAAAAAGGCCAGAAGAAAGCAGCACAGTTGATCCGGGAATATGGAAAAAGATAAAGGAGACAAAATGTATTTGAAAAAAACAGAGCTGGAACAGGCTTTGAGAGAAAATATGCAGTCAACGCTTGAGAACTATGGCGGAGACAGCATAGCAGAGGATGCCATTTGCTTTTGCTATGATTCAATGCTGGCAGTAATTAAACAGCTGGCAAAAGACAAGAGAGAGATAATGTCAGAGGAAGAATTGGTGCTGTTACTCTGCATTGTGCAGGATGATACGCGCCATCAACATCAAGATCTTGAAATGTGTAAGGTGCATGGTCTTGATGCAGCAGAAACAGTGAAAAGCCGTATTGCTAAAAATGAGGCGCTTGAAAAGAAACTTAAACAAATGATCGCGGAGGAGACCCGATGAATGACCCAAAGAAAGTATCTGTCCCGGTCTGCTGCATCTGCCAGAAGGTGATCAATGGGGATGCAGAGTGGATCAGGACAAAGAGAGGGACGGTGTTGTACATGCATAAGGAGTGCGTAAGGAAGGAAAGAAATGGAATCAGTACAGGAACGGATGCAGCGGTTAGGAACGAAAAATAAGATTGCTTATTTTATCGCAAAAGAAAAAGAGCCGTATGAATTTAAAAGGCGATATGCAAGGATCCGTGCAGAGGAATTCGCCAGGGAATGTGATGGGCGGGAACTCAATTATCACGTATCAGTTGGCGGACTGGATAGCATTGTACTGTATTTGTTTTTGCATGAGATTTGCGGTATTGATGCACCGGGAGTTAGTGCATCATCTCTGGAAGATAAATCTATTCAGAGAGTACATAAAGCACTTGGGATTATCAATGTTCCGCCGTTAAAGCGGAAAGATGGTAGCTTCTGGACAAAAGCAAAAGTAATACAGGAGTTTGGCTTTCCGGTCATATCGAAAGAAGTTGCTGCCAAAATAGAACTGTTGCAGAATCCGTCTGAAAAGAATAAAACGGTTCGCCATGCGATTATCACTGGTGAGACGGGAGCTTATGGAGGCTGGCAGAAAAATTCAAAGATGCAATTGAAACAGCGCTGGTTAGAGCTGTTTGGCGGTTATGAAAATGAAACAGAGGGCTGCGACTTCCGGAAACCGGACTTTTTGGTATCTTCCAAGTGTTGTTATTACCTCAAAGAAAAAAATTGTGATGACTGGGGAAAAGAACATAACAGCGTACCTTATCTGGGACTTATGGCATCAGAGGGTGGTCGTAGGGCAAAAAGTCTGAGAATGAATGGCTGCAATTATTTTGGAGCGTCTACGATCAGGTCAGCACCATTTGCAATCTTCGGCCGGCAGGACATTTTGACGTTGGCATTAGAGATGGACAAGCTCTGGAAGGACGGTCTGAAAGAAAAATACCGTCAGAAGTTATTAACAGTTGGAAAGATTGCTGAATGTTTTGTAATGCCAGACAGTATTATTCCGGAAATTTACGGAACCATAGAACGACAGCCGGATGGTACCCTCTATACCACAAAAGCTCAGCGGACCGGTTGCAGCATGTGCGGGTTTGGAATCCACATGGAAAAGCGGCCACACCGGTTTGACATGCTGTATAAGAGCAATCCAAAGGAATGGGACTATCTAATGTTTCATCTTTGTAAAGATGCAGAAGGAAAAGAATACGGTTGGGCGAAAGTCCTGGATTATATCGGTGTCGGTTGGGACCCGACCACAATCGGTGGAAACTGTAAGGGCCAGATGAGCATTTTTGATATGTAAAATTAAGAATTTGGAGGTACAGAAATGAAAATAGCATGTGAAAGATGCAACAAGGTTATGGATGTTTACTTTAGGGATAGATATGAAAAAATTAGAATGAAAGATGAGGATAAAGTGCTTTGTAAAGATTGCTATGAAAAGTTGAGCAGCTGGATGTATGAACTAGAAGAGGCGGCAGAGAAAATTGAGTGAAATTGGCATTTGAGCCAATGGGAACCATCTCGGTGAATTCACCGAAATGGTCAGAAATTTCATTTTCACTATTTAAGATTTGGAGGAGATATTATGGCTAAATATAGAAAGAAACCTGTGGTTATTGAAGCATTTCAGTATGATGGAGATTTAAAAGACCGTGATGGTAGCTGGTATGTACCAGCCTGGGCGGTTGAAGCTTACGAAAAGGGCGTCATGTATTATAGTTCTGAAAGCTGCGGCGCTCCGCCGTGTGAGCTTTTTATCGAAACTCTGGAAGGTATTCACCACGTCTCCATAGGAGATTATGTGATTCAGGGTGTCAACGGTGAACTGTATCCATGCAAACCGGATATCTTTGAAAAGACTTATGAGAGTATTAAGAATTTGAAGGACTGAGCATATGAGAAGATACAAATGGATGCTTCCAGTAAAGCAAAGCAATCTTACAAACGTTGACTGGATTCATCCTAAAGCAAAATATCACTGTTTTTTTAAAAATACGTCTTTGTGCGAAAAGTATTGGCAAGATCAAGATTTTTTCACAACTGATATTGATACTGAAGAAATAGAAAAAAATCCAGGTTTGGCTTGTAAGAAATGTTACCAGCTATGGAAAAATCTCAAATTGAAATGATGACGATTCTGGAGATATTGATTGAGTTATTTGTATATTAAGATTTAGTGGAGGAAAACTAGATGGGATTGGACGATCATATGCTGGCTTGCATAAAAGCTTTAGCTGAAAATCGGATACAGGATGCCAAGAATGAAGCAATTTGCTGTTGTGTAAACGATACTACGAAAAAGAACCAATCAAAAACAGAGTATTACAAAAAACTGTTGATGAATGGATCTGTAAATCTTTTTGAACTACCACCGAATTTAAAAGGTCTAATTCATATGCAGGATGTTTCTGATTTCCGTGAAGATCGGTATTATCTCGGTAAGCAGCAAAAAGACATATTTGATCAGATTGCAAGAGGTGTCAGAGTAACAACGAAAATGTTGGAATACGGTATTCCATATACGAACAGCACCTTGATATATGGAATACCGGGAACTGGGAAAACGGAATTTGCCAGGTATATTGCTTATAAGCTTGGACTGCCATATGCATATCTGAACTTTTCTTATTTGATTGAGTCTTATATGGGTAAGACAGCACAGAACCTGCAGCGTGTCTTTGATTATTGCAAGGGCCAAAAATGTGTACTTATGCTTGATGAGATTGACTGCATAGGACTAGAAAGAGGTCATGATACGGGTGTCGATGGGGAGCTAGGCAGAACTACGATTGCTCTGATGCAGGCACTGGACGGGCTTATAGATGGTCAAGTTGTGATAGCAGCAACTAATCGATGCGACCGTCTGGACAAAGCACTCTTAAGAAGATTTCAGCGAAAGATAGAATTTGTCCCATTTATACAGGAAGAGAGGATAGCCATGATCCAGACATTTGTTAACAGTGTTGATCCGGCTTTTCTAACAGATAAAATTTTGCAATATGCAGAAGAACCCCATACGCAGGCAGAAACGGTCAAATATCTGATTGAAAAAATAGTGGAAATAGTGAACTAAACTGAAATTTAGTGGAGAGATTTTATGACATACAAAGGTTATGAAGCAAAAATCGAATATGATTCCAAAGAAATGATATATGTGGGAACTCTTTCTAACTGCTCTGATTTGGTAAGTTTTCATTCCTCCAATATACGCGATTTGCGGGAAAAATTTCGTTTAGCGGTGGATAATTACCTAGCATTATGTGAAAAAACTGGAAAGATACCAAGATAGGAAGAAAAAAATGAATAAAGTTAATTTATATGAATTGTACGACAGAAATACGTACTGCGGAATGTATACGAGCAAACAGTTGCGAGAAATGCTGCAAGTGAGCAGCCAAAACATCTCGGTAGCAGCTCGTTTAAATAGTCTGATAAAAAGAAGGTATAGATTGAAACACTTTGAAATTGAATGTGAAGTAGCTCTAAATAAATACAGTGCACAGCTTTGTGCAGATTGGGATGAAACAAGGACCAGGATGCTTAAAGGTGATGGCAAATGGTTTAGAGAAGAAAGGAGAAAAGCCGATGGAAACAGAACACAGTAACAAAAAAACAGGCAGATCATTAACCGCCCAAGGTACCATGATCCGCCGTTCTGCTTAAGATAAGTATATCATATATACCCTTCTTAAGCAAGGAAAAGGAGGATATCTATGACAAATGAGAATGTTAAAACACAGGTTATTAATGATGTAATCGTTGCCATGTCAGCATATATTGCTGCTGATTTAATCCAAATTCTGGAGCGCGTGATAGTTGACAAGACGATAGATGTGGTTATGGAAAGAATCAATACGCTACCGGCAGAGATTAAGGATAGTGTGGATCAACAGAATGAGTACATAATAAAACTCTTTTTATATAAGAAGAAAAAGCTTCGTGAAGGGACTAAATATGGTTATATGGCATCAATCAAACGCCTGATCACGGTGTTGGACAAGCCATTGGTGCAGATGGATGAGCATGATATATTTTACTATCTCAATTGGTATGAGAACCGGAATGTACCAGTAACCGGACGAAAAAATCAGAACTCAACTTTGAATAGCGAAAGAAGGTATTTGTCCGCTTTCTTTTCCTGGATGCGGAAAGAAAAGCTTATAACTGTAAATCCAGTTGAAGCGATTGAACCGTTAAAGGTACATAGAAAGCCTATAGACTTCTTTACTCCGGAAGAAATGGCACGATTAAGAGACAGTTGCCGGACCTTACGGGAACGTGCCTTAATTGAGGTACTGCGCAGTACCGGGGCACGCGTAGGGGAGATTGTTGAGATAACTGTTGACCAGATTGACTGGGAAACAGGGGATATTTTGATATTGGGTGAAAAGAGTAACCGGTATCGGACCATATATCTGGATCCGGATGCTTTATACCATTACAAAAAATATTGGAACTCCAGGACAGACAACAATGAACATATGTTCGTGTCGAAGAGTAAACCTTATAAACCAATAGGGACATCTTCGGTACGGACAATCATGAAAGAAATTGCGGAACACGCAGGTGTGACAAACCGGTGTTATCCTCACAAGATGAGGAAGACACTGGGAATGGAGTTGAAAAACAGAGGCGTAGATATAGGAACGATCCAGGAAGTCCTGGGTCACGCGGATTCTAAAGTAACGAGTATGTACTATGCTCAATCAACACCGGACACGTTGAGGATGATTAGAAAAAGGGCAGTTTAATAGAAAAAGGATTGGGGCCTGTAACGGGCCCCATAAAAAAGGTCAGGGGGAAATCCTCTTTGCCGTCCTTGTAATGGGTATTAACAAACGGCAGAAATCTCATAAATATTTAGGAACTAAAGAGGAGCAGCATGAAGCACTACGATAACTATGATTATGAATCAGCATATGATAAACAGGCAGAGAAGCTGCAGGAGTGGGAGATTGAAAAGCTAATCTCTGAGCAGAGGGTGAGCTGTCTGTATAGGACAACAACGAATAGAGCTAAAAATCTGGTGAGTGGTGATGAGCTGCTGGAATCACAGGTGTATCCATCCTTCCTGAAAAGGGGAGATATGCCAGTAACCCTGAAAAAGAGAGAAACTAAACCGTCACAAAAAAATCTGAATGATAAGAACTCAAGAAGGTATTGCATAAGACTGGCCTGCATCAATTTTGGCAAAGGCGATATCTGGGCAACATTTGGTTGGAATGATGAGTACATGCCAGGAGATGCCAAAGCTGCTATCAAGGACATTCGGAATTTTATTACGAGGATAAACTATCGCAGAAAAAAGAATGGACTGAAAAATATTAAATACATATACATCCTGGCATTTGATGGAAAAGTCCGTCCACATTTCCACATCCTTATGACAGGAGAGGGTGTGGATCGTGATGAGCTGGAAGATATGTGGAAAAAATGCGACCGAAAAAATACTCGGAGAATTAAGCCAGATGAGGATTTTTTGATAACAGGATTGGCAACATACATTACGAATAACCCGAGGGGCACAAAAAGATGGTGTGCCTCCAAGAACCTGAAAAAGCCACCGGAACCGACCAGAAGTTACGGGAAGTTCCGCAGAGGGAAAGTGAACCGGATGGTAAAAAATGATGATACCATGCGACAGGAAATGGAAAAAGCCTATCCAGGATATAAGTTCCTCGATGCAGAGGTTAAATACAATCCGGATCTGGCGATGTTTTACATCTATGCCCGGATGATCAAGCATGGATCCTGTGAAGATATGCAGAAAGGGGGAAAGAGAAGAAAGGGGGCGTTGCGAAGTTGAATTATAGTGTACGGGTAAGATGCCCTTACTATGAGACTATGGCAAGTGACACAAAAAAGCAGGCAACAATAACCTGCCAGAACATATGCTGCAATCTGGGGTTTGAGATCAAAAACCAGATCGTTTTTACGTGCCATGAAGAAAAAAGCAACTTTGCCGGGATATTTTGCGAAGATATGTATGAGACATGCCCTTACTTTAAGGGAATCTATAAAACACAAATGGAGGATGAGAAGAAATGAAAAAGAAAATGAGCTTAATGGAGAGAGTGAAGATTGCAGAACGGAGAGAGGCAGAGGCAAAACGCCAGGCAGAGAGGGACAGAAAAAGATTTATGGAGGCAGATCTGATTGCAAAAGGAGCCATGGTTTGGGTGTCAGCTCTGGCAAGAAGAGAAGGCCCAGTGATCCATGTGAGCGCTGAAGAGATTGAAAAAGCAAGAGCGGGAAAATATAAATGCCGTATGGTAGCAGATGGATCTGTTGATATGGTGGAAGAAGGATATTTTGAGAAGTTTTATGAGTAAACACAATCGGACATGCTGATGTGCGCATACATGCGCGCGCGGTAAGTTAGTAGAGAAGCCCTGATATAGGGCTTTTTTGCGTGGGAAAAACCGGACAAAGGTGGGGTGGTAGAGAAGGGACAGGAAAAAATATAAAATTGATGCTATGAGGTGGTGATATGGCGGAAAAGAAGCGAAAAGCAGCAGGCCGCCAGAAATGGCGGGAATGGGCAGAAAGTGAAGAGCATCAGGCGGTTCTGTCAGCTTGGGCAAGAGCCGGAATGACAGATGAAGAAATAGCAAAGCAGATAGGGATAAGCAGATCCACGCTGGCGGAATGGAAAAAGAAATATGCACCAATTAATGCGGCGCTGGCAACCGGGAAAGACTTTGCGGATCGTCTGATCGAGAACAGTTTGTACAAAAAGGCCATTGGCTTTTATGCAAGGGAGCAAAAGGCTTTTAAAGTTAAGACTGTAGAATATGACGAAGCAACAGGAAGAAAGATAAAAGAGTTTGAAGAATTAAAGACGGCGGAAGAGGTCCACTATTTTGAACCGGATATAAAAGCAATCATATTCTGGCTGAAGAACCGTAAACCGGATATCTGGAAAGAAAAAGTTGCAGAGGCTATGGCAGATGATGAGGGAACTGGTGTTATTGTTTTGACGCCAACCCAGGTGGAGCAGATCAGCAAGGAAGTAAAAAAGGATGAGTAACCCAAGAATTGTATGGGCACCGCAGCCCCGGCAGGAAATAATGATGTCACGTCCAGAATTTGAGGCTTTATACGGTGGAGCTGCTGGCGGTGGAAAGAGTGATTATTTAGTGGCAGAGGCACTGAGACAAGTCCAAATCCCACAGTATCGCGCGATCATTTTCAGAAAGACTTACCCTGAGCTGGAAGACATCATAAGCCGCAGCCATGAGCTTTACGGCTCAGCTTTCCCAAGAGCTAAATACAACGAAAGTAAGCATGCCTGGAGGTTTCCATCTGGTGCAATGATCTATTTCGGGCAAATGCAGCACACGAAGGACAAGCTTAAATACCAGGGCCGACATTTTGATTTTGTGGGATTTGATGAACTGACGCATTTTGCGAAAGAAGAGTATATGTATCTCTTTTCCCGTGTCAGATCATCAGCACCTGGATTAAGAACATATATCAGGAGTACGGCGAACCCAGGCGGTCCAGGACATCCGTGGGTGAAAGCACGATTTGTGAGCATAGCGAAGCCGGAGACTAAGATAGTGCAGGAAGTGAATATCACTAAACCATCCGGTGAGGTGATAAAGCGTACCAGAGACAGGATATTTATCCCTAGCTCGGTGTTTGACAATAAAGCTTTGCTGGACAACAACCCGGAGTATATCGCATCACTGGCTATGCTGCCAGAAGCAGAAAGAAATGCGCTTTTGTATGGTGATTGGGATTCGTTCAGCGGACAGGTGTTCTCAGAATGGGAAAATGACCCGTCAAATTATGAAAGCCGAGAATGGACCCATGTTATTGAGCCGTTTAAGATACCGGAAGGATGGCTGATCGGAAGAAGCTACGATTTTGGATATACTAAACCGTTCTCGGTTGGCTGGTATGCTGTTGATTATAGCGGATGTGTGTATCGGATCCGTGAGCTGTACGGTTGCAAAGAGGGACAGGCAAATGTAGGACTGGAAGTGGATCCCGCAGAGCAGGCGCGGATGATCCGGGAAGTAGAAGAGACTGATCCAAACCTTAAGGGAAGAAAAATAGCAGGCATAGCAGATCCATCAATCTTTGATGTGAGCAGAGGCAATTCTATAGCGGACATCATGGCCCGAAATGGAGTGTATTGGAGCCCAGGCGATAATCATCGAATTGCCGGGAAAATGCAATATCATTACAGACTGGCATTTAATGCAGATGGACATCCGCTATTTTACGTTTTTAACACATGTAAGGGATTTATAAGGACGATCCCACAGCTGGTATATGATGAAAAGAACGTAGAAGATATTGACACTACACAGGAAGATCATATTTATGATGAGTGCAGATATTTCCTGATGCAGTACCAGATCGCAAAGCGTGCGAATGTAAAGAAAAAACCGCCGCTGGATGATCCTTTGGATCTGTATAAGGCAGAACGTGAAAAAGCATATAAAATCATTAGGATTTAGGAGCGAAAATGGACGAAGAACTTGTAAAAAAGAAAATTGGTAAAAAAGAAGTAGATGATGCTTATGCCAGGTTGCAGAAGTATAAAGAGGGAAAAGCAGCATTAGAAACAAGAATTGTAGGTGCAGAGGAATGGTGGAAGAATAACCACTGGCAGCGCTTTAACAGTGAATTTCGCAACGCAAATGATCCCCAGCCGGTGAGCGCATGGCTTTTTAACAGCCTGATTAATAAACATGCGGATTTTATGGACAATTACCCATGCCCGGCTATTCTTCCCAGAGAACGGTCAGATGAGGATACGGCGAAAATCCTTTCTCAGGTGGTGCCGGTTATACTGGATCAGAATAATTTTGAGCAAGTATACAATGACTGCTCTTGGGATAAGCCCAAAACTGGGACAGCCATTTACGGGGTCTTTTGGAACAAAGAAAAAGAAAACGGCTTAGGAGACGTTGATGTAAAATGCCAGGATATCATGAATATCTACTGGGAGCCTGGTATAAAGGACATACAGCGATCAAAGGATGTGTTTACAACAGAACTTATGGACCTGGATGAGCTAAAAGAAGCATATCCAGAACTCGAAGATAAAACAGTAGGCACAGGCGAACTGATAAAGTCAGAGTATATCTATGATGAGAACATCGATACAAGCAACAAGGTGCAGGTCATTGACTGGTACTACAAAAAAAGAATACTGCTTGCAACTGGCGGAGTTAAGACGGTGCTGCACTACTGCAAATTTATTCCGGGAATTGTGTTGTATGCATCTGAGGATGATGAAACATGCACCAATGGATGGTATGAGCATGGGAAATATCCGTTTGTATTTGATGTAATGTTCCCGGAAAAAGGATCGCCGGCAGGATTTGGATACCTGGATGTAATGGTAAATCCCCAGGAATATATAGACAAGCTGGATTCGGTGATACTCAAGTCTGCAAATTTGAGCAAACCGAGATATTTTGTATCGTCAGGATCAAATGTAAATGCAGAGGATTTTGCTGATTTAAGCAAAGATTTGGTGGAAGTATCTGGAACAATGGACGAAACCAAAATTAAGCAGATCCAGCCGCCACAGCTACCAGAATATGTTATCAACATGCGAACAATCAAAGTGGATGAGCTGAAAGAAACAAGCGGAAACCGGGATTTTTCTCAGGGATCCACAGCATCGGGAGTAACTGCGGCTTCAGCTATCGCAGCATTGCAGGAAGCAGGAAGTAAACTGAGCCGGGATATGATCAAAACTAGTTATACTGCACATGCAGAGGTTGTGACACTGATTATTGAGCTTATCAGGCAGTTTTATGATCTGCCTCGTTGCTATCGGATCACTCAGCCGAATGGTGATGCACAGTATGTGATGATGGATAAGAGCGAATTACAGGAACAGACAGCAACAATGATGGACGGGGAAATATTGACTAGAAGACCAGTGTTTGATGTCAAAATATCAGCACAGAAGGCAAGCCCGTATAGCAGGATTGCAAATAACGAACTGGCAAAAGAACTCTTTGGTATGGGACTGTTTAATCCTCAGCTTGCGGATCAGGCCCTTGCAGTAGTATCTATGATGGATTTTGATCGTAGAGAAGAAGTGATTAAAAAGATATCAGAGAATAGTATCATGTATCAGGAGATCCAGCAGTTGCAGCAGATATTAGCGCAGCTTGCACCGATGGTTGCTGAAATGACAAATAGACCGGATCTGATCCAGGCTGTTAATGGATTGATTGGAAACAACCAGATGGCTATGACAGATGTGAATGTAAACCAGGGAAATAGCATAAAGACAAATTCTTTAGGACAGGCAGTGAATACAGATACCAGCCAGGCAGGAAAGGCCAGGGAAAAGGCAGCTACAGCAACGGAGGTAAACCAGTGACAGAAATAACATTTGAAAACGTACCAGGATACTTTCGCTTAAAGGTGGAAGGTCATGCCGGATATGGATGCGCTATGGGACTTCCGGAAGGACATGACATCGTGTGCGCTGCGGTATCTGCCATTGGACAGACGGCAGCACAGTGTATGATCGACCTAGGAGAAGAAAAAGCAGTAGTGATCCAGGACTTGCAGATCAAAGATGGATTGATAGATATTCGCGTTTTGGTCAAGAAAAAAGCACAGAAGCGCCTGAATGCAATGGTTTATACCATACAGAGAGGGTATGAAACATTAAGCAAATCTCACCCGGAATTTGTCCATATGAACGTAAAGTCTGGGGTGGTAGAGAAGAAAAAATGAATGTGATACCATGAAATACAGAACGCGCGGGAAAGACCGCTGAATTTTAAGACACGCAGGAAAGACTGCTGAGAGGAGCAAAATGAAGAGAATCATCGAAATGAACTTAAGACTTTTTGAAGGTGAAGGTGGTGGAACCGGTGCGGCAGCACCAGCAGCAGATCAAACGGGAGAAAATGTCCAGAACACCACTGGAAGCACTGGGGCAGAGGAAGGCCAGGAACAGGAAGAAACACCGGAAGAGCGGCAGGCAGGTTATGAAAAATTCAAGGAAAAGTATCGTGATCTGTATGGTAAAGACGTAAAAAGCCATATTGACCGAAGATTTAAGGATGAGCAGCGGCTGCATGAACAGCTCAATTCATATGCGCCTTTGATGTCGTTGCTATCCGAAAGATACGGTATCGAAGACGGAAATGTAGCAAAGATCATGGAAGCCATCGACAATGATGACTCTTTCTGGGAAGAGCAGGCTCTTAAAGAAAACATGACTGTTGATCAGCTGAAAAGAATGAGAAAGACAGAGGCTCAGAATAGACAGTTGGTTGAAAGCGCCCAGAGAGCGCAGCAGATCAGGCAGAGGGATGATATCTATGCCAGATGGGACCGAGAGGCTGAGCTTTGTAAGCAGCATTTCCCAGAATTTGATATGGCAAAAGAATGTGAGAATGAGGCTTTTACCAGGCTGTTGGGAGCCGGAGTAGAAGTCGAAAACGCCTATAAAGCAGTTCATTTCAACGAGATCACACAAGGGTTAATGGCCCAGACAGAGAGAGATACAAAGAAAAAAGTTGCGGATTCAATCCGATCTGGCAATGGCAGACCGTCCGAAAATGGTGTGGGTGCCGGTAGCGCAAATGGAACGAAAGTGAGTGCATGGGATTTATCACATGAAGAGTTCCGCAAAGTCATGGAGCGCGCAGCCAGAGGGGAGACCATTACGATGTAGAAAGGAAAAAGCATGAAAAAGACTATTATTTACATGAATCTTAGATTATTTGACGCACCGGCGAATACAACTACAGCATCAGGCATGTCTGTAGAAATGAAGACATTTTATGATCGCAATCTGATCGAGAATGCAGAACCGGAACTTGTACATGATCAGTGGGCACAGACAAGAAACATTCCAAAGAATGGTGGTAAGACCATTGAGTTCCGTAAGTATGATCAGCTGCCGAAAGCAATGACACCATTGACCGAAGGTGTAACACCGACCGGTAAAGCTATGAACGTTACCAAGATCGAGGCAACGGTAAAGCAGTATGGTGATTTCATCGAACTGTCTGATTTACTGATTTTAACAGCAATCGACAATAACATTGTTGAAGCAACCACCTTAATTGGATCTCAGGCAGGTAGAACCCTGGATACAATCTCAAGAGAAGTCCTGGCAGCCGGAACTAATGTACAGTATGCAGAGGGACAGGTAACTTCCAGAGCGGCCTTAACCTCTGAGATGAAACTGACAGTTAAGGCTGTTAAAAAAGCAGTTCGATTCCTTAAAAAGCAGAATGCAAAGAAAATCAACGGATATTATTACGGTATTGTACATCCAGACTGCTCCTACGATCTTACAGAAGATGAGCGCTGGATTGATGCGGTTAAGTACAAAAACCCAGAAAGAATTTATAACGGAGAGATTGGAGAAATCGAGGGCGCTAGATTTGTTGAAACCACAGAAGCTAAAATCTGGGCTAAGGCCGGAGCGGCAAAGAGCACATCTGATGCCACAAAAATTGATGTATATGCAACTCTGATCTTCGGTGCAAATGCATATGCGACTACAAAAATTGAGGGCGGCGGCTTACAGACAATTATTAAACAGCTTGGTAGTGCTGGAACTGGTGATCCACTGGATCAGAGGGCTACTGTGGGCTGGAAGGCGCTCAAAGTAACTGAAATCTTAACAGAGGCTTATATGATTCGTATTGAGACAGCATCTACATTTAGCGATGGAGAAGCGAACTAAGGAGGTTTAAAAACATGGGAAGAACTGCAAAGGTAGAGGATGCAGTAGTAGAACAGGCTGCGGTAGAGGATGCAGTAGTAAAGCAGGATGCAGAGCCACAGAAAAAGGGAGAGAAGCTGATCAGATTCAAGATCCCGCTGGGAAGTGCAGATAAGGATCGTGCAGATGTTTTTGTTGCAGTAAACGGAAAGTCTTATCTGATTAAGCGAGGAGTACCAACAGAACTTCCGGAATCTGTTGTAGAGGTTCTGGAAAATGCAGAAGCTCAGCGTGAATATGCAATCGAATTTGAAGAAAGCGCAAGATACAAGGAGTAACTGAAAGGGGGCGGAAGATATGATAACTGTACGGGGAAGAGAATTGGTGATCCCGGTAGCAGAAAGACAGATAGGGACACAGTACGATAACAATTCAGAAACCAGACAGTTTAAGATCAACCGCCTCACTGTAGGCGGTATTGACATATCTAACCTGGATTTTCGTATTGATCTGAGATACGGAAAGGAAACTAAGGATACTGACGTACTTGAAAAAGAAATAACAGATGAGCATGTGATATTGACATGGACCGTGAGTGCTGCAAGTGTACAGCAGATAGGCACGGTATGGATCGCTCTTCGTGGATCTGATGATTTTGGAACCATAAAGTGGGCAACGAATCAGGGATATTTGTATGTTGGAAAGACTATAAACACGCCAGATGGTGCACAAACGTCGCTTTCTGAACTGGAAAAACTGGAAAAACGGATTGACCAGAAGACTGAATCAATGGATGCTGCGGAAAGCAGCAGAGTGGAAGCAGAAAAGATCCGCCAGGAAAATGAATCCGCCAGGCTGAAAAATGAATCAGAGTGGCAGAAGCAGGGTGAAGCTGCGGTAGAAGCAGCACAGACAGCAACAGAAGCTGCCAGTGTAGCCAGTGCCAGTGCAGAGGCAGCGGCCGGAAGTGCTGGAACAGCTAGTAGTGCGGCACAGACAGCGACCACAGCACAGAGTGCAGCCAGCACTAGTGCAGAGGCGGCATCTGGAAGCGCAGAGACAGCTAGTAGTGCAGCTCAGACAGCTACCCAAAAAGCATCAGAGGCTAGTAGCAGTGCATCCGCAGCAGCATCTGATGCAAATGTGGTAAAAGGGCTGATACAGGGGCTAGGCGGATTTGACGGAAAAGCATCGTCTGTATCAGCTGTGGATCTTTTAGGATTATTAGGTACGGAAAATGCGAAAAGTACGGTCCAGGCGTTGATCGATGTGATAGCGGATAAGGTGCTAAATCAGCTGTTATCAAGAAGCAATGTGGTAAACAATGCATTAACTACGGAAGAAGGCTATGCACTGGATGCACGTATGGGAAAGTCCTTGCAGGATCAGATCACCGCTCAAAATAGTAATTTAGCCGGTTTAAAAATCATAAAGTGTGGTAAGTCATCTTCTACGTCAGGAACATTTACGGCTGGGGAAAGTGTAAATATAATTGTTTCTGATTCTAATATAAAAGAATCGGATATTTTATTAAGCAGCGTAAATATAAGTGGGACAAGTGCAAATACAATCGCTACTAGATTTTTTGTCGAAAAAGGAAAAATAACTTGCAATTGTATATCACTATCTGATGAGAAAAATGCATATGTATCATTTTGGTATTTAGTTGTCAGGAAATAATCATATAAGTTTACAGTAGTTCTTTGGGAATAATGGCTAATCCATTCGACCATATGGCATATGTCTCAAATGTTATAGTAACAGTATAATCGTCAATTCTCTTAATTGTTGCCGCCGTATCACCAACTATTTTTGCAATGACTTCCGTTTTTCTATTGATACCAATCGCATATGCGCCAATAAAATTAAAAGACTGATTGGATAAGAATACCAATGCTGTAAATCTGATATCAGTTCCTGTAGGTCTTTTTAATGTAAATGTCATTGTATTATCCTGAGCGGCTACAACACATATTGCTGCCTGCAGAAAATTACTATTGTAAGCAAACCAGAAAAAGAAAGGAAAGGTGAATAAATATGAGCAATGCTGAATTTATTCGCATTTGTAAAGAAAAGGTATGTGCTTATACCAATGAGCACATGGATAAGACAGATAAGAAAAAAATTACAGTAGATGATGTGTATGTGGTTTGGTGCTGCAAGACATTACAGAACCACAAAGCATTATTAAGCACTACCGCTCCGGATGGAATGTATTATGAGTTTACATATAATGGGGACAAAGATGAACTTTATATGGATGCTTATAAAAAATGGGAAAACATTTGTTATCAGATGTAGAAGGAGAAAAAGATGAAATTTAATGATGCATTTATTGCTATGAAAAGGGGCGCAAAAGTAAAACTTCCAAGTTGGGGAGGATACTGGTATTGGGATACAGATAAAGAAACAATCATGATCCAGTGTAGACCGCAGGATTCTGATCAGGGAGAACTGCTGGATATCAGAGAGACACAGCGTGTTGAGTATACCATGATGAATATGCAGTCAGATGAGTGGATTATTGCTGATGAGAGCAACTGCCCAGTATTGGGAGGCACAGCTATGTTTTCATTTTCAGATGCAATTAAGTATCTGAAGAGAGGGCTGAAAGTAGCACGTCAGGGATGGAATGGAAAAAAACAGTACATCCAGTTAGCAACAGTAATTTCATATAAGACCACTGACGGAAAAATTGTGAATTGTGAACACGAAGCCATTGGGAATAGAGCTATTGCATTTATAGGGACTAGTGGTGTACAGATGGGATGGTTGGCATCTCAGGCAGACATGCTTGCAAATGACTGGATGTTTGCGGAATAGGGAGGATAACATTTTATGAACAAAGACAAAATTGTTTTAAAAAATGAGACTGCTGTGGAACTGGAAGTAGCTGCCAGCCTTGAAAGCATGAAAGCTGCATTTGAGGATATGACAGCAGTAGATCAGTTTTGGAAAAGCTGCACAGATAAGAACATGTCTGAGGTGCGGATCCTGAATGGTGAAGGCTTGACCGTAGGTACATACAAAGATATGTGTCTGATGTCACCGGCGTTTACTTTGGACAAAACCGAAGATGGAAAGATCATGGCAACATTTGGTATTCGTGAGCTGACAGATATCGAAAAACTGAAAGCACAGGTTTCCGCTAATACCGAAACATTAGCAGTCCATGATGGAGCTATTGGAGATATGGGTGCAGTAATGAGTGCCATGGCAGACCAGGAAGGAGTGACATCATAATGGGCAGGTATTATGGATTAAAAATCAGATCCGGAGAAATGACACTGGAGCAGGTGCCAAAACTTTGGAAAACAGTAACAGAAAAGTGGTTAAAGGAAAATCTAGAGAAAAGTGAGTGAGGTAAATGAAGTTGGAAAGATTTAAAGCAATATTTATCACTATAATGAGTGCAGCATTTGCCTATCTTGGAGTATTGGCAGTACCGGTGTTTGCTCTCGTAGCACTGAATTTTACTGATTATATAACCGGAATAGTTGCATCGAAGTATCGTCAGGAACATGTGACAAGCTACAAAGGAATTCGAGGCATTTGCAAAAAAATAGGAATGTGGATTCTGATCGGTGTAGGATGGCTCATGGATAGGATGATCATATATGCAGGACAATATATAGGGTTGGACATAAAAATACCGTTTGTGATTGCTACCGTAGTAGCTGTTTGGCTTATTTGCAATGAGATCATATCCATCCTAGAGAATTTACTTGATATTGGTGTTGCTATGCCTCCGTTCCTGATGCCGCTTGCAAAAGCAATTAAAGGTCAGGTCGAAGACAAAACAAAATTGGAGTGACACATCTTTAGGCTTAGGATATCCTAAGCCTTTTTTAATAGGAGGTACATATGAAAATTTCGGAAAATGGATTGAATTTAATAAAACGTTTTGAAGGCTGTAGGCTGAGTGCATATCAAGACAGTGTAGGAGTATGGACCATAGGCTATGGCACCACTAACGCAGATAAAGCCATTACCGGCACAACCATCTGTCAGGGTTTGAAGATTAGTCAGGCTACAGCAGATGACTGGTTAAGACAGTCTGTAGATAAAAAGTATGGTCCAAAGGTGGATAAGTATAGTGCTTACAACTGGAACCAGAACGAGTATGATGCATTAGTAAGTTTTGCGTACAACATCGGAAGCATTGATGGATTGACGGCTAAAGGCGCTCGTACCCGTTCTGAGATAGCAGCTAAGATCCTGGAATATAATAAGGCTGGTGGAAAGGTCCTTGCAGGCCTTACCAGGAGACGCCAGGAAGAACGAAAACTCTTTATTACTCCGGCAAAAAAAGAAGGTTGGG